CCCAGGAGTCCATTCAGCGCTTCTTTTGCGCGACTCCATAGGTTGAGTCGTATTGTTCTCTGTAGTCTTTAAGAGATTTTCGAGAGCATCATCTAAATTCATTTAGGACACTTACACCCATCTAAGCCTTGCATCCTACGCCGATGTCGGCGCACTACATTTGAACTCAATTCAAATCCGTAATCAGCAAGCACTTTAGTAATTGCCGTTCCTTCTACAGATGGATTCAAAAGAGCCTCAGAGAGTTTTACAGAGAAAGCCTCTGGCAACTCACGAATAAATTTACCCATTGCACACTCATTACCAGGCAAGGTTTTCAAGCCGTAGAGGGAGTCTAACTTAGAGGTGAAATCATCCAGACTTATTCTTTGACTTACATCTTGGGCATCGGATACTCCACGGGCGCGTTGCCGACTCAAAGAGGAGTCTGTCGCATTTCCAGCACCTTTGGAACTCGTCTGTCGTTGCGTTTCTGCCATACGGGTCTACCACTCTCTCTGGGGGAGCCAATGGCTCCGTGGTTATTTCCTCACTAGACATCGGAAATTCGCCGATAATAGTGGTCTTTGTTTTGGGTCTATCCCCAATGGATTTACACTACCCATTGGCTCTATACGCAAAACTGTGACACCCGAAATTGTGACATCAGTTACGGATGCAAGCAAGTTTCGAATCACCTCAATTTTGTCTCTTGCTGTTGGGTAATCATCTTTGCCAGCGCGAGAAATAATTTGAATCATTGGGTAATCAATAACAATTCCGCCCGTACCCATTGTGAAGGCTGGAGGTGAACCAGCGTTCTCATAGACGGCTGTGCAGACATCTGGGGTCTCTGGCAATGTGGCTAAAAATAATGTGGTGCCAAGTGTGCCTTGAGAGGTATGAGCGCCGAAAGCGCTTGAAGTGTTCTGTAGGTAGTCACCTATAGATTCAAGAATTGTTGCCATCAGACTGCTCCGTTCTTTCTAATGAGGTCAATGATACGCCGAGCCATGTTTGCCTGAATTGCTGGCAATCTCTCCATGAAAGGTTGCTCCAGATATTTAGCCTGAGTTGGCGAATTGTGATAGTTGCCTAATATCTCATGGACATAAAGGGCGTAAGGAGCCGCTGGTCCACCAAAGAAAATATCAACTCCGATACCCGAGGGCATATTCATGGGGGCTGAAACTCCGCCTGAGCCACGCAGAGCGCCTGTGTCAATTGGAGTCAAAACCATCGCTCTAGCAAAAATCATGTTGGCTTCCTCAAGGATTACCTGACCGACTATCTTGCCAGCATCTCGACCAGAGACTTCTAGCATATTGCGAAGTTCCCGAGCGCCTTCTAACTCAAAGGTAAAGGTCTGAGCCATGGCTATCTACCGAAGCGTATGACTGTGTGATGCGCTCCATTTTCATCCGCGATATTGTCTACTGCATTGATAGTAAAGGTATCTGCGCCCACAACCATTCTGTGTCCAACTGTGATGGTTGTCCGTGGACCGTTAGTAATGAAGCGACCAACATCGGTCACTTCGATTCCTTGGACATCGCGTGAACGAACTGTGTCATAGATAAGGCGACCAGTAGCAGTAACAACTGCTCCGCCAAAAGTAGCCTTGTTATATTTATCAACTGCGCTTTGAGCCGTGAATACCACGGTATCGGTCATAAACTCTGCGACTTTTGAGTAGATAGCATCTGCCATGGCTATCCCCCTACTCTACGATGCGTGTTTCGTAGTAAGAGTTTGGATTGTCCATTGAGCCAACTACAAAGTCTGTATTGAAGTCAGAAGTGGTCTTGTCATCTGTAGATTTGATTGCATCCGCCTTCGCCCACATTGTAGGTGGAGCCTTACGCAATTTTCTGGCTAAGAAAGAATTAGCAAGGTCTTGATATTCTTTGCCTTTTGCCGCATAAGACTCGGAGACTGAAATATCTCCTACGCTCTTTGATGTGCTATCGGCTAAACGGGTAAAGCGTGAAACTAAAACCTCGCAGGAAGCACGGCATATTTCATAAATATTTGTTCCCCACTCAGTAATAAGATAATCCAACTCCTCATCAGAAAACAAAGCATCGGTTGATGTTGTGTCGTTGAGAAGAAAACGCACTTTGTTACGGGTGCTTGTGGTTGGGTCTCCTGAGTAAGTAAAAGTCATTACATACCGCCAAGGAATAAACCAACTGTTCGAGCATAATCAAGAACATTAGCCTCAGTAGTTAGCGTTCCTGTCTCATTTGGGAGAGTAACGGTTCTATCGGCTGTTGGTTCACCTGCTGAAAGTGTAAGTTCAAAAGCATCTGCTGTAGTTCCCTCAAATATGATGTTCTGAGAGAAAGCCAACTCAAGCCCTGTTTGCTGACCCGTAAAGGTTGCATTGCTGATAGTTGGCGAAGTTAGAGCCGTAATACCTGTGAGGTTTGCGGTCGTAATGACTGTTCCGCTGACATCTGGAAAAGTTATAGTTCTGTCTGCCGTTGGGTCTACAACTGCAAGGGTTGTTTCAAAGCCATTTGCTGTCGTACCCTCAAAATTGACCTCTGAGTTAAAGGTTACCGCTCCAGTAAAAGTCGCTCCAGCAAGAAGGGCATAGTCGCTTAACTCTGTATCTACATCTGTAGCAAGGTTGAGGAAGTCAGTATGAACGGCAGGGTTATCTCCCGCTGTTGGGTAGCGCAAACCTTTTGTTGTTGTACCTGCCATTTTATACTCCTAAAGCCCAGAGGGAACCTCTCTAATGATACCAAAGAGAGAATTGCTGGCAGTTTAGGCATTAGTTTTGCCCCAAGAAACATTATTCCATACTCTTTCGTGGGAGTAGTAAATGCCCACTTTGACTACGGTTTCCCAAAATGCCACTAGGGTTGCCAAAGCACCTTCTCCAGTAATCACATAAACAACAGCCCATGAGGAGAAAGTTCCCCATATTCTATAACTGAGAGATTTGGCAAAAGAACGAGCCTTAGTTACTTTCATTTTTGTCCTTACTAAGAAGTCTTTCATCTGCCTCGTTCATCGCTTTACCACTATTTTCAATTTGTCTAAAGACCCATTTCGCGGCGTTTTTGAGTAGCACTAATAGCCTCAATTTCATCCCCTAACTTAACCTGTTCAATCTTATATCCAACATCTCGACCATAGACGATATTGGTGATATTTGGAAACTTAACCACCATGGCATTTTTCATCTTTGGGTCGGCTTCAATAAAAGTCTTAACTTCAGGGAATGTCAGCGGGTCTTTCTCGCTGGTCTTGTAAGTGTTTCGAACTCCAAGAACTACTTGGTCTGTGCGTTTTTGAGCCTCATCGTAGAGCGCGTGGTGTCCTTCATGCCAAGGTTGGTAACGACCAAGCATGAGCGTTGTTGGTTTACGCCAATCGTAGAGTCCACAATGGAAGATTACTAACTCGGCTTCTTCGGTTATAGACATTCCTGCTGGAATCTCAACATCAAAGCAACTTGGGTTCTCCCACATTTTATTTGTATCTGCAAAACGACCTTGCTCAATACGGTTCACCCAAACAAGATAATCGGGAACCCCAAAAGCATCTCTAGTTTCTTGAGTCGGGCATATAAAATCAACAACTACTATTTTGCCTTGTTCATCAAGCAACCGCGCTAAAGCACCAAGACGGCGAGCATTTTCAATTCTGTCTGCCAGTTCAAAGCCTAAATCTTTATTAAGGTCGGCTCTTACTTTATCTGCATTGATGTGGATAGCATTTATTCTATCGGCTAATTCAGTAGCAAGGCTAGTCTTACCGCTACCCGCCTGACCTATTATTTGAATAATCATTAGAAATCCTCATTTCTGTATTTATTTTGAATATAGGGAGAAATATATTTGTCAATATCGTATTTATTTTTTTCAATAGTTTCCCTGACTAAATGAAAATCGGGAAGTCCATAAACTTCTGAGTCTTTATATTTTTCTTGGCTTTTTATGCAATTAAAACTATGCTGGTATCTATCTAAATCAAGAAAATCATAGATTGATTCTATGGTTTCTTCTGTATTATTTATCAAACTGTCATAATGGATTAACAAAAACTTATCTTTATGTTCTTGTGATTTTGCGTAATTCAAGGACATTAAGTTTTTTCTTAATTCGTTGTGGGATTCCATAAGCCAAATACATCGGGCATCATTCATGTTTCCGTATTGTTCAAGATAATGCTCGCGTATTACAGCATTGTCAATATAGTTATTTTTCGGATTAGTCTCACATTGGCGAACAAAAGAGGCTAGTATCTCAAGTGTCGGTCTATAAGGAGCAACAATCTTTATATTTGGGTTTATTATTTTTGCTAATTCTAAATTAACAGGTAAGCCCCAACTTCTATTTTTATCTATTACTATTGGGGCATCAATATGAGCGTAAAAGTTTTGGGGTAGTTGTTTTAATACATTTTCATACCCTTCATGCAGTTGCCCCAGTTGATAAGTCTCAGATTCAAAAAGGTTGTTAGCCAATAAGTTCATCTGCCAAATTAAATCTGTTTGAGGCGAAGAATATAAACTAGGGTTTTGATTAAGGATTGAACTTAAAAGTGTTGCTCCCGAACGGGGAAGCCCAGCCATAAAATAAATTGTTTTCAATTATATGATTTCCTTGTCCAATAAAGAGATTTGTAAGTTCTAAGAAACATTTGTTTAATTACAAAAGACCCATGGTTATCATTTTTCTGCTCTACTGAGGATTCCCAATCATCTCTTTTGATTGGAAAAATTTGAGCAATTGGAGTTCCCATTGGTATCTCGCCTTCAAAGTCTTTTTGAATAAAGAATGGCAATAGCAAAGGGTTGATATGTTTGTCCGTATCAACCAGACCTGTCAATGTAGTAAATGGTAAATCGTGTCTAAAAACTGGGTGCGTTACTAAAAGACTATAACCAATGGGTGTTTCAATTTTCCAGTTGTTTACCCACCTAAACAAATTGTCGCTATGCCCGTGTGGAATTGGAAGATTTTGTATAACCATTGGGTTTGGTGAATCAGCAACAATTGATGTTGTATTCCAGCGCAACTGAGGACTACCATCAACCTGTATAACAACTACGGTTACTGGTAAAAGTATTGAATAGCCTGATGTCATAGCATCTACAAATGGAATACACATTTTGTATGTTGCATGGAATCCATCATGCGTTGCTTGGTTTTTAGCAAAATCAACTATGTTATTTGATTTACCTTGAATTGAATTAAAATTAGGTGTTTTTTTATACCATTTAGGAACAACCGACTTTGACGGTACTGGACTTGGTTCTGTCTGGGTAACCCTGTCCTCAAAAGAAATAAACTTTATCTTTTTCATACATATTCCCCCTTATAGGTTAAGGAGAATATACTACGGAAACACCCAATTTCCAAGAGATTCATCCCATACAGACCTTAAACTTGGAATTGGTATTGGAGATTCCCAAGTATAAAGTTCTTCATTAAATGTCCATGAAGGATAAGGCTGTGGAGGGAAAAAGGCATCTTTTATTGGGTCGTAAGTCCAACCTCTGCCACAAAAGCGCCCCCTAAAACTATTATTGTAGGATGTTTGAATCCAGTTTCCGCCAAACAAGTTTACACAAAAATCAATTCCTTTTTGCTCGGATTCTTGATTATTTTCGTCTAACAATTCATTGTTATGAACAACTATTACTTGAACAACAACATTGTCATTAGTTAATTCTGCGAAATGAGCCATTAAATTGTCACACTCCCGCTTCCTGTCCATTTGTAAATTCTGTATCCACCGCTGGTCGTAATTGTAGGAGAACCTGTTGTCGCGGTTAAAGCATCAAAGGAATCTGCATAGCGGATAATAACTACACCTGAGCCGCCACTATAATTTGTAAGAGTTGAACTTCCTCCACCCGCTCCGCCTTGATTTGCCGTTCCTGCTTGATTATTAGAACCAGCGCCACCTGTGCCGCCCGCACCACCACTTGTAATTGAAGTGCGAGTTCCACCTTGATTCATAACACCAGCCCCACCGCCACCTGAATAAGTAGTACTGGTTCCTTGAATACTTGAAGATGTTCCATTACCGCCGTTGCCTACAGCCCCGCCGCCGCTTGTTGGAGCATTTCCTCCCGTTTGTCCTGAAGCGCCTCCTCCCCCACCGCCGCCGCAATTATACTTATATGGGTTTGAGTTTTGGTTATACACGGTTCCGCCGTCAGCACCTTCGCTTGGAGTGTAAGCACCCGCATTGCCTGTGCCTGGAGAACCTGAAGTTGCACCCCCACCTGCGCCGCCACTTACGCCGCCGTTACCACCACCCGTTGAGTAGATTGAACCAAAACGGGAATCACCACCTCGGTAAAATCCTCCAATTTGAGTACTCTCGGTTCCACCAGCGCCAATGGTAACTGTGTATGTTGTTCCTTTAGTTACAGCAAATCCACTTGCGGTGCGCATACCCCCACCGCCGCCGCCTGTAACACTACCCCCACCGCCGCCCGCGACTACTAGATATTCAATTGTAGGTGGAGCGGTCACAAACTGACCTCTAGCAGAAGGCAGAGTAATAGAACCCGTGGTCAGCGAACTAACTTGGGCTGACGGAATCATTATCCGTTGGAGTCCTAAATGTGGTGACATCTCCTGCCTTCCTTACTGCGGTTAATTAAATTACGAGTGTGTCTGCTTCTTCTTCTGTCAAAGGTGTGCCAGCAACAAGTTTAGCCTTAGCGCTTGCTTTGAGTGTTGCGAGGGCTAGAGCCGCCGCTTCCTGCTCCGCTCTACGCGCAATTGCATACGCTGTATCTATTTCGTTCTGAGCGATTTCTTCTGCGGTAAATGGGCGCTCGGTAACTTCGTTTGTCTCGCAATTTACCTCAAGCACTTTAGGTGTATCTGTTGTCATTATTTTGCTCCTTAGTTTCTGTTAGATTCCATAAAGATATGCTGTTGAATACTGTGCAAACTTAGCAGTTGGTGAGTTATACGGAGTAATCGCTATAGATGTGATTGCCGTTCCTGCTGTCTGATAATTGCCGCCCATAATATGTAGCATTTGCCCTGAGCCGTTGTTATCTTGACCAGATTCAACATTAAAAAACTTTTTTAGAGTTGTAGAGGTATAATTAGGTATTTCTATTGTCACTATCCCGTGTATTCCAGAAGTGCTTCCGCTAGATGAAACACCAAGAATTGTTGCTTGTGATGGCTCTGTCCATGCGTTCATTGTTGTTCCATTGGCATAATACCCATAACTTGTTCCTACTGTACCGCCATTAAATGTAAGATAAGAGTCATACCACGGGTTGCCAAATGTAGAACTTACTCTTGCCGAAAGAATAATCCTTAAATCCTTGTATGTCTGCGGGATAGATGTAAAAGAAAAAGCAGCCGCTTCACTAGCAGTTACCGTTGTGCTAGAAATTAAACTAAATGTATTAGCCATTATGCGCTCGCAATCCCGTAAAGTGTTATTACTGCTCCAGAAGCCCATGTTCCGCCTATTGCTAAAAGACTAATTGAAGTTATCCCGCTCAAGGTTCCAATCCATTGTCCTGATTTTAGATAAGAGCGGTTGTTTCCAGTATCACGCAGTCTTGCGAGATAAGGTTTATTGGTCGTAGTATTTGTATAATTAAAAATCTCAACTGTAACCATTCCACCATCAGCAATATCAATATCTCCCATGGTAAATTGGGGCTGGTTCGCTTCTCTTTGAGTATACGCAACTGGGGAACCATTTGGTCCCCATAGTTGAGTATTAGAATAATTATTATTTGCATCTGAATTAAATCTTAAACTTATTGAACCAACGACTGTAGTTTTTCCTACTATAATTAAGCGTAAATCAGTATAAGTTTGTGGTATAGAACTGAGCGTTACTGTATTTGTTCCATTACCATTTGTGGTTGCAATTTGCTCGTATGTTGGACCTGCCGCCATTTACTTACCCCTTAATCCCGTAAAGAGCAAAGTGAGAATACCTTGCGAATCCATAACCATTTGCTGTTATGTTTAGCGATGTAATTGGCGCTTGCTGGAGCAAAGTTGCTGTTTGGAAGATTGCTCCGCCGCCGCCGTTGTAATCTGAACCTGCCATGGACTTTAATGACTTAAATTTATTTGATTCAGAGTAATCCACGATGTCAATAACAAAAGAAGCAAATGTATTTGGGTATGACGAAACTCCGCCTCTAATCATTGCTCCCATAAAAGCACCATCACTTCTTGCAGTTAGAACTGATGCTGTAGGTACATTTCCTCCACCATCACCAAAAATCCAATGGTCTGTGTAAACACCTGTACTGCTATTCGGGTATATGTAAAATTCACCAACTCCACTTGCAGTCCAAGTATCACGCGCAATCCCTCGAAGTTGAAGATGCTTAAAGGTTTGAGGTATCGAGTTGAAGGCAATAGTATTAACTTGATTACCTGATGTAGCGCTAGAAATAGTTACCGTAGCAATAGATTCAAAAGACTCAGAAAAATTGGAAAATGCACCTTTAGCGCCTGGGGTCGTCAAAGCCCCAGTAAGCGCAGTAGTTACTTGCGCTCCTGGGTTAGCACTTAACAGTCTGGTCGCTAAGGACACGGTGACTCCCTCTTAAGCAGTTGTTACGCGGTTAGCGAATCCGTGGATTGTTACAACATCTGCTGTTCCAGCATAAGCCTTGATAACTAATGAGTTACGAAGAACTAGGTCTGGAGCCACAAGGGTTAGACCTGATGTTGCAGGGATTGACAACTTGATGTCGTCATCAACTGAAGTGGTTCCACCCCATTGAAGGGTTAGGTTTACTGCTGAACCTGATGAGTTATACGCATAAATCGTAATAACATCGCAGTCAGTAGTAGATGAAGTCGCTGTGTGAATTGTTGTTCCAGCGCTTGATGTCGCCGCAACCTTAACTCCACGACCATGAGTAGAACCTGATAGCGGGATACGCGATACTGTTGTTGCCATTTATTTTCTCCTTATGCGAATACCTGCACCGCGAAGGCGAAGGCTTGGTCGTTGGCGGTTGTACCTGCCGCTGGAGTTGCCCATGTTGGAACTCCTCCTGCGACTGTTAGAACTTGTCCTGTTGTTCCTACTGTCAATTTAGACAAAGTGTTTGTTGCACTTGCATAAAGTGAGTCACCAGTTGTGTAAGTTGATTGTGCTGTACCACCGTTTGTTGCTGGAAGTGTTCCAGTAACACCTGTTGATAATGGAAGTCCAGTCACATTTGTCATAACACCTGATGCTGGAGTTCCAAGAGCAGGAGTTGTCAAAGTTGGGCTAGTAAGAGTTTTATTTGTAAGAGTATCTGTTGTTGCTTTGCCAACTAAGGTATCAGTAGCATCTGGCAAAGTGATTGTACGGTCTGCCGTTGGTTCTCCAGCGCTGAGAGTTGTTTCAAAAGCATCTGCTGTGGTTCCTTCAAAAACAATGGACTGATTGAAAGAAATCTGTAATCCGCTTTGCTGACCTGTAAAAGTAGCATCGCTAATTGTTGGTGCTGTAAGAGTCTTATTTGTAAGCGTGGCAACTGCATCGGCTGTTACACCAGCGCCACCGTTGGTTGTAATTGCCATATTATGCTATCTCACTTCCGTATGCGTTGAA